GGGCTGTTGATGGGAAGGACCTTACGGGCACACTCCTTAGCCACACCAAGATCTAGCATCCTTCGATACGCAATAATTGCCTCAGCATACGCATTGGCACAGAGCTGATCTATTTCAGCAATTGCTTCCGGATCCAGATCATCGATGCTGTTCTGCCGGTTGGCTAAATCCTGTCTCCTCCATTGCGGAATTTCTAGAGAATCATCCACCGGGGCATACCGCTGACTGAACTCCTGGAAGCTAAAGCTCCGGTGCCGGAGGATTTGTGCTGAGATGTCACGGGTGGTATTTATCTCAACACACGCAGAGGCCATCTCAAACGGACTCCAGTGCTTATGCTTGATCAGATACTTAAGCAGCCGTTCTGGGCTTCTATTAGCTTCTTGACCTTTTGGGTTGGATACACGGGCACAGTAGGTAATGATGGACTCTGCATCCGGTGTGATCCAGATAAGCTTTGCTTGAGGCATACGGAGGATGGGTGGTGGTGGTGGTAGTGGTAAGAGAGGGGTAGGTAAGGGAAGGTAGTAGCTGCTGCTATTGCTGGTGTGGCTATAGTAATATAGTGAGCAACTATTGACTCACTTGTCTTTCCAAAGGTCTTCGACTCCACTCGCCCCCAAGAGGGGCTCCTGGACTCTTGCCCTCCACAAGTCTAGCAATAGTCGTCCGACTCACGCAATTACACTTACGGTGGTCGGCTCCGCGTCAGTCCCCCTATCGGGGGCCTAACTTGGTCTTCGGGGCGCCGCTATCGCGGCTTCCTCAGAGGTCCCCCTCTCCCCTTAACCCCTCTCCCCCCTATAGAAGCAAGTACCTTTTTAGGGAATCCACGAATAAACCGTTGTGTCTACTGGGATTTCTGTGTCATTTCCAAAGGACTTTCCGGCCACGAGCATGTCGGTGGCGAGGGTGGGTTGGTCAAGGAACATGGTGATCATGTTGTTCCACTCCTGACGCTTTTCTTGGATCAACGCCTCCCTTGAGGAGATGGCAAGGACGTCTTGAAAGTACTTGACGCCAAGGGCAAGTGCGTCTACTCGGTCATCGTGCTTTACGGCACCCTTTTCCCGACACATGCGGGTCAGCTGGTACATAAGCATTCGAGGCAGTCTTTCCTCGGGGGCCATGTCGTTGTTAGATTGATAATCCCACGTTATCAATCGTTGGTCAATGATAAGTCTATGCTGATTGAGAACCGGCTCCAGGGTGTCAATGATTCGGTCTTCCTTTCTCGTTGTGGCTCTGGTCTCCTCAAAGTTCATGCCGACCTTCATCTCAACGGCGTGCTTCTTCAAGAGTTCCATAATTGCCCCGTCACCGAAGTTGGATTCGATCAGACACGTCTTAGACCCGAACTGTCTTGAGCGACGCAGGATCTCTCTCAGAGTGGCGTCGGAGTACCCATCCTGAGTAGCATAAATATCCCTGATGTAAATAAAACCGTTAATCTGAGACAGGATGATGGATACTGTTTCGTCCTTTCCTCGGCCTGAGGGGTCTACGGCGGTGATGGTCTCGTTCCAGGGAATGAACTCGCCCGTTGCTTTGGGTCTATGCCACCGGTCACCGGGAAGCGCAACGGCGGGCAGATCAAGCAGGGTCTCCTTGTCAGCCCCCCACACCAGATCAGACGGACCACGAGCAGGGTCCAAAGCCAGAACCGAGAAGTCCGACAGCTTGAGGGGGAACTTCAGAGCATCCGAGAGGGACGTGTCGAGCATGAACTGGAGCATGAAGTTGCTCCGAGACATTGACTGTTCCCGCTCAAGCAGGTTAATCTCAGAAAAGCGAGTATCCGTTGGCTTCCAAGAAAGCTTGTCTAACCCCTGCTCATCGATGTCCTTTTGGAGATCCTCCGCAAGGATGTCCTCGTACCCGACAAGCGACTTAGGGTAGCGGGCAGGCCACACGAACGGTTTGTAGTTGCGTTCACGGAGCGTGCGGTAGATGGTAAACGTTGTCTGTGGGGTTCCCAAGAACACGATGCGGCTGTCCTCCTTTGGGGTGAGGACTGATTCACCCTCCGTCACGAGCTGAAGTAGCTTCTCTCGCATGAGGTCAGTTGCCGAGTTTGAGGGAACCTCCACGTCATCAAAGATGATCAGGTCAGCACGAGAACCCGTTAATTGCCCGGTTATTCCAACGCTCTTCACGGAAGGGCTTTGCGCTGGCCGACACCCACGAACGTCAAAGGACACCCGGCTCCACCGTTGGTCATCGTCCTGTGGGGTTAGGTGGTTCAACCAAGAAATCTCAATAAGACACTTCTGACAAAAGATCGTGAAGTCATCGGCGCGTTGCTTGCTGGCCGACACCACCATGATCTTCTTGTCTCTGTCCCTAAACAGAATCCACAGGGTAAACGCAGCAGCAATCCACGACTTACCAAGGCCCCGAAACGCCTGGATCTGAAGACGCTTCGGACCATCCTGTAGATACCTGGCAATGGCAATCTGTGCTCTTGTTGGACGAGGCAGGTCTAGCGACTTCCATACAAGAGTCAAGAAGAGTGGGAAGCTGGCCCTCAGACGGTCCTCTAAGGCTGCCGTTTTATCGGTCATGATAGAATGTACCTAAGGTGATGTTGAGGGGCCCTACAGGACCGTAGAACCCCCAATGGTGACTATTTACGCTTGCGGCTCTTGCCAGCCTTACTGAGGGCGATGGCGATTGCCTGCTTATTAGGGTAGCCTTCCTTAGAAAGCTTCCGGATATTAGAAGACACCGCCTTCTGTGATTTACCTTTATTAAGGGGCATGATCAGCCACACTTCCAACGCTTAAGGGCCAAAGCTTTGCGGGTAGGCTTGCCGTTCTTCTCCATCGGTCCTTTGACACCACTCATGCGGGCACAGAAGGACTTCTTGCGGGGACCACCCTGCGGCTGAGGGGCCTTTAGATTAGACCCCGTTGCCGCGTTGTACTTCGCCCTGCCTTTGGCGGTAAGGCCACCCTTACGGGACTTCTCGCCTCTACCAAGGGACAGGCTAGGATTCTTTTTGGTGGCCATCACTCGCCACGGAGCTTGGTGTTGTACTTCTTACCACGCCAGGTGAAGGTTTTCTTGCCAGCCTTACGGGACTGACGGAAGGCGTCATCGAAGGAGCCCTTGTCCAAACCACTTTGAGTCAGACGCTTGGGCACAGCAGGACCCTGAGGATTGCCGGTCGGTTTGCCTTTGAGGGTTCCGTCCGCAAGCTTACGAGGAGCCAACACAGCTGCAGCCACACCAGCAGGGCCAGCCAGACGGGCAGCACCAGCAATGTTACGCAGGGTACGAGCAGCCTTGAGGGTGTTGCTCATACGACCCATGGCCTGCTTAGCACCACGAGCAGCCTGAGCAGCCTTACGGATCTCTTGGCCACGCTTGGCCGCAGCACGCACCTGACCGGAATCACCGATGGTCCGCATTTGTTGGGCACCCTGACGGGGCAGGTTCTGACCAGCACGGGCAGAGTTGGGCAGAGTCACGGCCTTGCCCTTTGTAGCTACGGGCTTGCCTTGTGCCTGACGACGTGCCTGAACGGCCTTGGCCCGGATCTGACGCATAGCAGGGCTGTTGCCGTTCGTGATGGCACGAGGTTGACGGCCATCCGGCTTAGGAGTAGCAGCAGGCTTCGAGCTGATACCTTTGGTACCGCTCAGCTGGGGACCGCCCTTGGCGATCTTTTGCATCTGAAGCTTGCGCTGCTGCTGGGTCCGCACGGACGGACCTTTCTTTTTAGGAGCCATAGTACTTAGCCTCAGGCGTTGATGGGACCAGAAGTCGTAGCCACACGGATCGAGAAGCCAGAGCCGGTACCACCGATGTTAGCAGCAGCAGCACTGAGGATTTCACCCACGTCGTAGGCAGCACCACCGTTGACAATGGTCACAGCCGTCACAGCGCCACTAGTAACGGTGATGTTAGCGGTAGCGCCAGTGCCCGTACCACCGGTCAGAGCGACGCCGGTATAGGTACCATCGGTGTAGAGGGTGCCACCAACCAGGGTGTCAAGGGTCAGGATTTTACCTTGAACAGTCTCAACGCGGGTAGCACGGCCAACGCTGGTGGTGGTCACAGCCTTGTCAGCAACAGCAATTGCAAACACGGCATCTTCTGCTTCCTTGACGGTGGTGGCAGCAGTGATACCAGCAGAGGTCTTGGCAGCCAGGGTCTCAATGTTCTGGGCTTTGCAACGACGGCCGGGGGCGGATGAAACATCGCCGTAGGCGGAAACGAGTTCAGCAGCTTTGGTAGTCATAATAATCACTCAAAAAAAAGGTTAGCTTGCGGTCCAGGAAAGGACCTTAGAAAAGTTGGAGGTGTCAAAGGAGTCTTGACCAACCCACCAGGACAACCAGTGGTTCGAACCTTTGGACTGGTTGCAATTTAGGCAGGCGGGCACAACATTATGGGTCGTGTCGTGACCACCTCGGGCCTTAGGATGGACATGATCGAGCGTTAGATTTTCAGATGAGCCACAATAGACACACTGGTTGTTCCAATGTTCCTTGATGGCTGTCCTCCACATACGCTTGGCTTCGGCTGCGGTCATGGCCTTAAGAAAGTAGAGGTATTCAGAAGGATCTTTGAGAGGCATTGTGCCTACTGCGGTGGTTTACTTCTTCTTTTTAGGGAATCCTGCTTTCATGTTGGCGTACGCCTGGGGCGACACCGTGCTCTTGCTCTTGGGGCGACTGGTTCCTGCCTTGCGACGCTTGTTGATGTTAGCGTAGAGGCCGGGGGGCTTGGCGTTTCCTTTGTTCATTTTTTGGTACTCTTGCCGTTGTGACCGTTTCTGGCTCGGTTTTTGGATGGCGATTCAAGCACCATGCGGCCATCCTTTGTGTGGGAAAGGTCGGCACCACCCTTGCTGGCAATGCCACGCCGTCTCCGCTCTGTCCACCGCTCTTCCGAAGCATTCTTAACGGTGGGCTTCTTATTCAGTTTGCGTTGATAGGCAGCCTTTTTGGCAGCTGCCTTTGGATTTGCCGCGTAATACTTGGCGGACTTACTTTTTGCTTGCGCCATTGTTAAAATAAACGTACTGTTCAAGGCGCTCAAGGCGTTGATCTGCCGCACCAGCACGGTGAACAAGCACATCAACGGACTTAGCAATGTTGTGAAGGGTCAGCAGGTGCCATCCGAACAATCCCAATGCTGCTGTAGCAATGATGTTTCGGATAATCTCCTGGTGTTCCTCATCTGATGGCCCGTTCGACATCCTCCATCTCCAATTCGAGTGATTCAAAGAGGGCAGCAAGAGGAGATCCAGTCACAGGCAGCCCTGTAATGTTGTTCTTGGACAGCCAATCGGCTGCGGCCTTAAGATCTTGGGTTGTGGCAACGCCGCTCTTGATGCGGTCGATCAATTCGTTGGTGACGAGGCCGTGAAGCTCGTTGAATTGATCTTCAGTGGCTCTAGACATGATGGTTAGGGCTTATCTTCAACCAGAAGACCCTCATAAATGGGGTAGTCCGAGGTCAGAACGATCTCAGTCTTGGCCCAACCGATGCTGCCATAGGTCCACACAGCACCGTTAGCGTCGGTAAAGACTTGGCCAACGGTAGGGCTGACGGGAAAGGTTGGGTAAACAGGATGTGACATTAGTTATTTTCCTCAATGAGGCGGATGAGTTTGCTAGGGTAGGACGGATCTGTCGCGTAGCCTTCGCTTTGGAGCAGCTGACAGCACTCCTTCCACGACGTAGCACGGTTGATGCCCTTATAGCCCCGATAATCTTTGTACCACATCGTGATGAGGTGGTCAATGCAGGCAGTAGGGGTAGGGTAGTCCTTGAAGGTGGCCACAACCGTGGTCCAACGGCCATTTAGGAACTCCTTGGTTTCCTGATTTGTGCCTGGTGTGCCCTTGATGCCGAAGAAGTTGTTCTTTCCGGATGTGTGTTGACCCCAGCTGCTTTCCAGGGCCCACTGGGCTGCCACAACCTCGGGAAACTTTGCCCCACAGGCCTTAGCAATGGCCTTGACGCCCTGCCAAGAGTTCTCAAAGGTGAGGGAAGCAGGGGCAATCTTAACTTCTTCAATGCGACGGAGGTCCATGAACCACGCCTCACCACCATGTGTCCACCGTGGAAGCCAATTCTTCCAGGTGTAGCTGACACTCTTGCCACCAAAGCCTCGGTGAGGGTAGCCCCCATTAAGATTGTCTAGTTCCCCATAGGGGTCATGGAAAATACCGTGAGTTTCGGTTGCTCCAATCAGTAGAATCCAGTGCCCACCACCCCGAGGGGCAGAAGACGGACCATGATGAAGGAAGCCAACAGGCACCGGAAGACCAGCACCAAGGCGATCATAGAGGCTTTGGAGGTTGCCGTTCTTAAAGAAGGTGGCCTTGACGTTGTAAGTGGCGGCTGCCTTGATCTGTGACTGTGGGTTCGTGGTGTCCCCATACTTGAGGACAGTTCTCAGGTAGTCATCATCAGCATTGACCCCCGACAAGGCAGAAGGCCACAGGTATTTAACACCCATGGCCATCGTGCTAGAGAAGCACATCCTGTCTGCGTGGGCCGTGCGACTATCTGTTTGCGGGTAGTACTGGGCAACCGGCAGAAGGATGTTGGTCATTTGAACGAATCCTTGATGCGACGCAGCTTGTCGTCCTCACCACGGAGAGGCTTAAGCAGTTCAACAACTTTCAGCAGGACCTGAACAATGCTGTTGGAGCGATACTTGCTCACTCCAATGACCTCGGACGCAATGAAGAGTCCGAAGAAGATGGCAGCTTCATAAGAAAGCTTAAGGCCGAAGATAGTAATCATTTGCCTTGTCCTCGTGATTGTTTACGAGAGTGATTTGGTAGGGAATGTTGCCCCTGCCCCTGTCTAGTCTTTTTCGGGGGGCCGGGGACGTGGACGACCTTGTTGAGGGCGCCTTTAGGCTTGGACATCGTTCACCCAGGGCAAGCCCGCAGCACGGGTAGGTTGACGTTGCTCATCCAGTTGGGCCTGAAGAGCTGCTTCAATTTCGGCAACCTTTTCTTCACCAAACTTGTCCTTGACCCAACCGATAACGGTCTGCTCCGTCAATTCCGAGAAGGGAACAAGTTCCGACTCAGGACGTTCAAGCCCAAGCGAACCATAGGCACCAGCAGAATAGGTGTCATCGGTTGCATTAACCGTATAATGAACGGTATAGACATAGCCGTCTGCGGTTTCGCGCTCAAGCTGAGCAACGTTCCAATAAAAAGCAGTCATTAGAGAACAGGAATTTCGTAGGTTTGAGTGGTGTTGGCATAGTGACGCCAGATAACGTCTGCCGTATTTCCAGCCCAGGATGCAACCTGAGCAACAGGAATGCCTGCCTCGATCCAGCGACTGATTGCTGTATGACGCAGATCGTAGGGGCGATAGAGGTGGGTAATCAGGTCCGCAGCACGGAGCCGATCCATCTTTTTGCGAAAGTAACTCTGAAACGAGGACCTATCCCAAGGAAAGAGATACTCTTCGTTCTGATCCAAGGTGTCAAGGATCTCTTTGCACTTTGCATTGAGGGGTACCCAACGCTTCTTATTCGTTTTTGTGCTGTTTTTAAGGCCGTGGGTCAGGGTAAAGTTCTTGTGGACCAGGATTTTATCGTCCTTAATGTCGTTCCAAGTAAGGGCCCTGACCTCGCCGGTCCTCATAGCAGTCTGGAGCATGAACTCCGCATAGGTGGCCCAGTTTGTGGATCGGTAGGTTTGCTTTGCCTCAAGGGCAACCATCACCAGACCAATCTCGTCCCTGGGAATCACTACGATTTCTTCGTCCTTCTGTGGAGCCTTGGGCATCCGGAAGGTCATGATCGGATTTCGTGCGATGATAGCAATGTCCTCTTGGCTGGCCCAGCGGTAGAGCGCCTTGAGGTACATGGCCACCCGCCTTGCCGACTGAACCGGCTGCTGCTGGAGAACCCAGGTCAGAATCAGGCGACCCTCGGTCTCAAAATTCTGGTGGGGACAGCGGCTCAGCCAGTTCCGGGCTTGGCGGTAGTCGGATGTGAGGCTTGTGGCCGACAGGGAAATGGACCGTTCAGCAACGAACTGGTCCCAGGCAGACATGAGGGTGAGGCCCATGGAGGTGTAGCGGGTAACAACCACACTACCGTACCAGGGCCGTCAACCCCTGTCAAGCCCAACCATCCGGGATTTCCAGATAGTTCAACTTGTAAGGGCTGGTTACAGGTTCGCCGGACCTCGCAGAGAGTAGGGCTACGACGCCTCAAAGGCTGCAACTTTGGCTTCGAGGGTTTCGATGCGAAGCTGTGCTTCCTGGAGAGCCTTAATGGCCATCCACATCATCTGCTGATCTTTGACGCCAAGTTTTTCTGGCTGATCTTCGGTGGCCTCTTGGAAGACGGTGATGACTTCCGGGCAGCTCTCAGCAACCTGCTGGGCGATGACGCCCATGTTGAGGTCAGTGTCATCAGGCTGATCTTTGTAGCGGAAGTTGACGATCTCCCACTCCTTTAGGCAATCCCAAGTACCAGCGGCAGGGACGATGTCCTTCTTGGAGTTGCGGTCGGAAAGGTTGACGTTGTTGGCGCTGTAGTTGGCAAGACCTCCATTTCCCCTAAGGCCGAACCGCTGAGTTGTGGATGTTTGACAATACAAAAAATTAGCACTAGCGCTATTTGCATTCGCGCCCATCCGCCACAAATACATGTTGTCATCAGCCGTATTTGCAGTGTTTTCGTGAAAACCAATGTATGAATTAGCTGCACTGCCAGCAACATCAAATCGGTATGTTGGTGTTACTCCAATCCCAACATTTCCACCCTGCGTAATTCTCATCCGCTCCGTAGGGCTGCTCGCTCCGTCGGCGGTAGTGGAGAACACTAAGCGAGTTGGAAGATCATTTGCCGAGGCAGTTCCATCAACGGTCGCGACAATACTGGCACCAGTTAAATAGTTGGTCCCATCAGCTCCTCGGAAAGCCAATTCACCAAGGGAATCGCCATTTACCACAAGCGTCTTATCACCAACGGCTGCTCCACGGCTTTTCTCAAGGAATACCTGCGGCCATCTGGTGCTATCACTAGCAAGCTGGAATGACGCTAACCCCATGTCAGAGGTTGTCATCGTTTGCTTAGCTACTTCAAGCTTCGACCCGCCAGAGCCAGTCGCACTAGACGTGCCAA